GTAATCACCATCTGGATTGAGTTGTCGCTCAGACCACCAGCCCCAAAGATAATCTTGTTTTCCGTACCGTTTGATCCGGTTGCAAGAACCAAGTTGCCAGCACCATCTGTTCCGACTGGTGCATCCATGAAGATGTATCCATCATGCGCGCCGGTGATGGTGAACTCCGGGTCATCAAAGTTCTCGGAGGTGATTCCCATGTCGATCCAGCCGGCGTTATCCGTACCAACATCTGCGTACGCAAGGAAGTCGGTCGACGAGTTGCCCTGGGTTCCGATGTTGCGGAACGCAATTTGTGCGTAATCATCAACGTCGGTCTGGAACACCGCGATCGGGTTTGTCAGGGTGGTGGCGAAACCCGCCGCTCCGTTACCTACCGCGAGGAACTCGAGACCGGTCAGGTTGATGTCTCCCTCAACGCTCAGGTCTCCGGCAACATTGATGTCACCAGTGACCCCGACGCCACCCACGACCGTGAATGCTCCCGTGGTCGGGTTGGTTGATTCTGTATCGATTTCGATGTGTACGTTCTCGTCGGGCGTGATCGTCATTTGTTCCGTGCCGCTGGCGAAACCACCGGCCGCGAAAATGATCTTGTTGCCGGTTCCCTTGTCGCCAGTAGCGAGCACGAGGTTTCCCGACCCGCCAAGTGCGGCGGCATTTGCTTCCGCCTCGTAGAACAGGTACGCCGTGTTGCCACCGGTGAGGGTGAACATCGGGTCGCCGAAATCTTTTCCGGTGACACCGAGCGATAACCACCCATGGTCGTCGTTTCCGTCGGCCGAGTAGGCGATGAAGTCCGTCGACGATGACGGATCCTTGTGGCGGAAGGCGATTTGGGCGTACGATTCTTTGTCCGTTTGGCCGTCGTCGTACTGTACCGCTAGTGCGGCGTTGGTAATCTCGGCGTCCGCCACCCCGTCGCCGTTGATCAGCGTGTTGACGTTCGCACCGATTTGATGGGTGCCGACGCTGTTAACTTTCAGCAGGTTCGTCCACTGCGGATCGGTTCCGTTTGTGGTGAGAATCTTGTCCGCGTTTGAAGCCTGCGCCGGGAGGTAGTCGGCTCCAAGAGCAAACACATCCCAATAGGCACTGTCCCCGAGGAAGGTGCTTCCACCGGTGTGCGACGCCGTCGCGATGTATGTCGTTATTCCGTCCTGCACGAGGTCGTTGACCTTGTACTGCGTGCCCGAGGCCCAGACGCCCTTCCACGCGATACCCTCGCCGAACTCCGATAGTTTCTCGGATGCGTAGTCGGCATCGAACTGACCCGACGTGTGGCGCTGGTTGACGATGTATGTTGACGATCCGTACCTGACGAGTACGTTCTTTTCGAGAACGGTGTCTGCTGTCCAGTTGCCGACAAATTTTAGTCCGCTGCGAAGGACCGACCACGGGTTCCCTGGCCCACCGGCGGCCGGATCGGTGCCGGCGGCAGCGTTCGCCGTCGCCTTGTACTCGATGCCACCTATCGTCACTACGTCATTGATGTAGTACTCGTCGGTCGAAACCCATGACGCAAATTGGCGAGCGCCGTCGACGAACACTTCCCACTCTTCGGCGGAACCAGTGTTGCCCGGCTTGATCCCCGTGCTGTCGATTTTCGCTATGTAGACCCGGCCACCGAGTTTGACGATGTCGCCCTCTTGGTATTCGGTCGTCGAATTCCAGTCGCCCTCAAAGCTGAAACCCTCGAGGAATTTTTCCCAAAGCTCGTCGTCGTCGTCCGGCTCAACTCCCTCGGAGTGGCCGATCGCGTTGTAGAGCAATCCGCCGTAATTGACGACGTCGCCAATGATGTAGCTACTTGCCTCACTCCACTGGCCTCGGAAGTTGAAACCCCTGAGCATGAGCGACCAGTGGGTCGTCGTCGTCGGAACGGTTCCCGCGGTGTTCGTGGCGTTCTTGTAGACGTACAGGTTGCCACCGAAGCGCACCACATCGTTGACCTTGTACGTGGTCGCACCAGCGTACTCGCCAAGGAATTGCAGGCGAATTCTCCCAAGATCGATTAGCTGTGGCATTACGACACCTCCATAATAAGATTAGACGATGTAGCCGTTTCCCAAGTGAAATCCAGATACTTTTTAGAAGATAGCCAAATTTGGTAGTCGTCAAGACCGTAACTAATAGGGTCGGCGGCCGGGTCGGGTATGGTAATTATCTCATCATTCTCTATGACCTCAAAGTAAGCCACCCCGGTTGCGGGATCGTACTTCAAACCGTAGAAAACACGCCCGTAAACCTTGGACAAAGTGTCGGGGTTGACAAAGATGGGGACGTCCATGTTCGCGTTTGCCAGGGTGTCAACGGGCTGAGACGGCATCTGCTACCTCACTCAATGATCTTGTCGTTCCTGAGCCCTGTGCAGGCAAAGGAGACGTTCTGGTTGGATGATTTCACGTAAAGGGCATGATCGTCTGCGAGTTGCAGTTTCTTCGTCTCGAATGTCGTGTTCCCGCTGACCACCTGATCCTTGACGAAATACATGAAGGACGTTTCCGGCGCACCGACGGCTTTCGCGTACACGGACACCCGAGCGTCGCCGAGCCCCTTGTTCGCGCACACGACCGACACGAAATAGTCGTAATCGGCGCTCTCCGCCAGAATCTGCGTCTCAGTGTTGGTGGAGGGGGTCGTGTTTCCAAGGTAGGCGACAGGCATCAGTCGCTACCCATCATCCACGACGCAATCATCGCGCTGGAACCTTCGTCGCCGCCGCCAGCGCCTCCGCCCGGCGCCTTGGCAATGAATTTTTGTTGGGCGGCAACGTAGGTGAGAACCATGAGGTTCGTCGCCCCAGCCGGGTCAATGGCAACACCATTGATTGTCGCGACCCCGTTGATTGTGGCGTCGCCAGAGACCTCGAGGTCTGTAAGTATTCTTTGTTTGGCCATCGGTTATCCAGTTACGACTACTCGGAAAGCCCCCGTAGATGGAGCGTCAGTGAATGAAACCGTGATCGTGTTCGTGTTCGTTCTCACCACATCGGCAAAAACGGTGTCGAATGTTGCGACATCATAAATCTGAACGCTCACGTCGCGTGTACCAAAGTTGTGATCGATCGTATACGAATTGAGAATTCCGTCTCCGATTGTTTGCGATGCAACTCTTCCAAGAACAGGTGTGCTCGTGCTGAGAACTCCAGCTGTATAGCCGAGGTTCGTCCTCGCATCCGATGCCGTGCTCGCGCCGGTGCCGCCGTGCTCGACCGCAACGTCTGTTGCTGACCAAACGCCAGTCGCAATCGTTCCGAGAGTGGTAATTGATGTTTGGCCAACGTACGTTGAGGCAATGTCAACCGAACCGGTCGTTACGCTGATCCTGTCAGCGGTTCCCACAACGTCGATGGTGTTGCCATCTTTCGTGAGACCGTTTCCTGCGATGCTCTGGCCGGCCGATGAAAATTGTGTGAACTCAAGCGAAGTCGTTCCAAGAACTATCGGACGGTTCGTTGTCAAAACCCACCCGGAATCGGACCAGTCATCGCCCTCTTCAACAAAGACGAACATTCCCGGACCGACTTCGTCGTCGCTGTCGGCATCACTTGCTCTTACCCAGCCGCCGACTGCCTTCGCAATATAGATGCCGTTGTCGGCCATAATGTTTTGACCAATAACAAGAACGCGATCGTCTTGCACCAACTGCACGCCGTCGATTTCCGGAAGACCAGCAAGCGGCGACATATTGTTGTATACGAGCGCTCTGACTGATTCCTTAACATCAAGACCAGTCCTTGCAGCGTCTACGTAATTTTTTGTTGCTGCGTCTTGCGGATTTTGTGGTTCAGCAAGACCGGTAATTCGCACGCCGTTGAAGTTGACATTCAGTGTCGGCGCAGACATTTGGTCCAAGCGGTTTGCGCGAACACGAAGGTCGGTGTAATAGAGATTTGTGTCGCCCTCAACAAGGTCATCCGTGTCATGATTTGCGATCGACGAGACCGTTCCGGTTACGTTTCCTGTGACGTTTCCTGTGACGTTTCCGGTGAGATTTGCCGTAATCGTTCCGGCAGAGAAGTCGCCTGTTGCGTTTCTTTTGACTATTTTTCCGGCCACATTCGCCGCTGTTGAATCATCGAGAATTGCCTTGTCCGTATCGGACATGAGACCAGAAACAGAAGTTGTCGCATTCGCGATGGAGAGCGAGAAATTGCCAGACGCTTCAGTTGCTGTCAGAGCTGTAGTGTCGGAAGTAATGCCTCTTACGAGTTTGCGCCACGATCCAGAAGGGCTGCCCGTTGGAATGAAGTAGTACTTGAGTGTGCCTTCGGTCGAATTGAAATAAACGCGGCCGTTGAAATTCCCCGTTAGCGGGTCTGTGTCAAGGACCTGAAAGCGACCATTAAGAATTTGATTGCTATTGAGGTCAAGGTTTGTTACGAACTTTGTGGCCATGCAATTTCCTTAGGTTAGATAGGCGTAACCGGCGAACGCCGATGTAAAGTTTACACGAATTTCGAGGTTGGAAACGTAAGTGATTTCTCCGATGACTACCGTGCCGGCGCTGTCAACGACAACGATTGACGGTCTTCCCCCGAGTCCGTGATTAATGATCCATTCGGCAGAAGGGCTTGATTGGACGTGCTCATATCGAGTCACAATCGCTCCGGCCGTATAGAATGGCGCCGGCCAACCAGCTTCTGTCTTTGGTCCAAAATACCTTTGGGTATCAAGGTCGATGTAGAAGTCGCCGGGCTTTCCGACGTCGTTATCGGGGTCTCCGTATCCCGAGAACCAACCACGACCCCGTGCGCCGTACGGGCTGTGAAGCTGAACAATGACTTTGTTCGGCTCTACTGTCACGTAATTCGTTGTCATCTGGTTACCTCATAAACGAACCTAAACTCCCCCTCGAGGAGTCTCGAAACATACCCGTCTTCATTGATTATTTCAATGTCGTACACGCCGCCATTTGTCAGTGCCGATGTCGCCGCACTTGTCATAAGAATTTGCAGATTGTTGTATTCAGTTCCCGGGAAAGGCTCAACCGAATCTGGATTTATTTTCAGACCAGCATTTTCTGTGGTCAAGCTCGCAATCACAGTAGAACTTTCAAGGGTCCTTCTCACCTGCATTCTTGCGGTATGGCCTCTTAGGTCAAACGGTTCATAGGTTCCACCCGTGGGATCCGCGGCAAGATCGGGTTGCTCAACTTGAATGAGCAGGTTGAGCACGGCCCCCTGCTGACAAACAATGTTGTAAGTTCCGGCAATCATTGACAGGCACCTCTAACTACTACTTCAACCCATTGTAGATTAGGGCGCCTGCCAATGAGGCGAAGGACTTCAGAGAACTGACGCTGAATCCTTATTCGGACCAACTTTCTTCAAGCCGAACGCAGCGGCAACCGACAATGCGGCAGCAGTAGCTCCGATTTTCAGATTATCGTTGTCGACCAGGGCGTCGAAAGAGCTGCCTGCGGCAACCCAAGCACCAAGATAGGCGGTCAAAAATGCAGTGACTGCCCGCTCCGCTGTGTCTTTAATGAATTTTGCACTCATGTTTTTCTCCTAGGCTGAATTGAAATTGCATTCACCGGACGTGATCATTTCCTCCGCTGATCGAAGCATTCCCAGTGCAAGCCAAGGCGTCAAACTTGATGACACGGTGACGTTTAGGTCTGTTCCATCCTCGTTTACAACTTCGGCCACCAACAGAAAGTTGCTGATTACCGTGGACGGGAGTATCTCCCGAACAAGCTGTTCAAACAATCCGTCAAGTGAGCTTTCTTCGTTGTCGGCCATGAAAGCCTCCAGTACTAAAAGTATACCCCAAATACGTTTCGCGTATGTCTTACGGTTGGAATGCGGTCATTTGGTGCGTAACCAAAACCCCCAAGGGTTTTGCGTATGAAACCGCTTCCATAACAAGCGGTGACGACTCCCCAATCAAAGTAAAGTCCCCCCCGAAAGTTTGATTATACGGCGAAGTCAAGTTGATGACCCACGGTTCGACATCGTAGTCGTAATCGACTGTCAAGGTTTGTGAACCAAACAACATTTGTTTCGCCGCCTCTTTTACGGCGTTGATCGTTCCAGCAAAACCGCCGTAGTAGCCAGTGTAGGCCTGCCATCTTAAAAGTTGAATTTGCAGTTCGCGGGAAAATTCCGGCGGAGATGTGTCGTTGGAACTTGAAAGCAAAAGTCTGTCTGTTCCATCGAGCGCGCTCTCGTCAAGAATGAAAGGGTCAGGAATGTAATCAGGAACAAGCTGAAATCTAGAAATCGGTTTTGTAAACGTAAACACCAGCAGCCACAGAAGGGTCACATAATCGGCCACGGTCGGGTCAACCAATATGCTCTTGGTATCGGGGTTGGCCGGGGTGTAACCGCCCTGAATATCAAGATAAATAAATTTTCTCATGTAATCAAAAGCAAGGTCAAGATGACCGGAGGCGACGTCCATATATCGCGTCATCAAGATATCGGGATTTAGGTTGGCGGAATTTTCAATATCTTTGTCGATCAGCCAATGAGGCAAACTTTTTCCCAAATCCGCCAGAACGGTGTTATTGAAAAAGAAGTCATAGTAACCAACCAAAACAGGGGACGAAAAATAAAATTCTTCTATAGATTCCGTCGGGTCGAAAGAAATCTCAATGTTGTAAGAGGCAGCCAAATTTGTTCCCGGGGTTTTGAAATACGGCACCCGCACAACGGTCCATTTGAAGTTTTGTACGGTTGAGCCAAAGTTGGAGGAAGCTGGGTAGATGTTTGTATTTGATGTAATGTCGACAGTTTCTTCAATGTCGACCTGACCATAAACGTCTTCTGTGATTTTTACAGTGACAGAACCACCCGATTCCATCCGTACAGCAAAAAAGAAAGACATTTCCTTGTTCAGGTCGCTTTGCGGGGTTGAAATTGAGGGAAGCGTGAGCTTGTTCGTCAGCAGGGGATCGGTTTGCTTGAGTGCAAGCTGCCTAAAACCGTTAGGCCGAAACGAGGAAAATCCGCTGTTGCTTACCGTCAGATTTTGCGTGCTCCAAAGTCCGTCGCCATTTACGGCCGTGAGTTTGGCTTGAGCCTCGGTAAGTCTGTTGAATGCTCGCATTGCCTATGCAACCGTTACTTCAACTGTGGCTTTCGGTAGGAGTCCTGCGTATGTCGGCGCGTAACCAATCAGTTGCGAACCGCTAGTTGATTCCGCAAAAAGCAAGCTGTTTCCCGGGTCCGTATCTGGATAGCTGGGAATTGATCCCGTCACCTGAAACACGTACGCAACGCCGGGCACTTTGGACGCCTTTACGACGACATCAAAAATTCTCACGACGGAATCCCACTCTGACCAGTTGTCGGGGGAAATGTCGTCCTCGATGGATGTTTTGAGGGTTTCAATCACGTCGGCCACCAAATAACTTGCGTCGGCTTTGATTGAGATTACAAACTTGATGTCGTATGTCCAAACATCCAAAATTTTGAAAGAAAGTCCAGCAACGATTCGTTCTTCGAGAGCATCACGAATTTCTTGCTTGAGTTCCATGCTTACCGGTTTGCCACCTTCACCACAAACAAAAACTACGAAATGACCCGGTTTTGGATTGCCTTCAATTTCAAACAAATCGAGTTTCGTCAGATTGATAACATCGGCCGGCCCGGTTGCCGGCACAGAAACTACGTTGCCCGTTATATTTAGATTGTTGCCCGTAAAAGAACCCTGGTATGTTCCGGACTTAAAATTTGCGTAGTTTGGGTCCCCGTATGGCGCCTCATCGATGTTGCCGTAATACTCCGGAGTCAAAACCCTGTAAACGGGATCGGCTCCGCATGCTGCGCTAAAACTGGCGTTGGTCGCAATTGTTACGTTTGTTCCCGAACCGGAAATGGTAGACGTTATTCCAGCGTCGAATTCGATCGCCTTTGCCAGATCGTAAACGCGACAACGTTTTACCCCGGAGAACGTTGTGAGAATAAAATTTTGTACCTGGTTGGCCGTGGTCAAAACCCTTGAAAGCGACTGTAGGTATGTTGTTCCCCGAGCAAGATACTCATCCGATGTCTCGTCTCCCGCACCTTGCGAAAGGCTGCCCGTTGTTTCACACAGAAAGATCGTCGAGCTCGGTTCGCCAATGCTCAAATTGGTTCCTATAGGAATCGCTGGTATGACTCCGGCCGTAAGTGATCGAACCAACGCGGCAACGGTCGTAGACGAAGAACCGGCGGTTACGGTCTGCGTTGTTTCAAATGCGTATTGCGTTTGTGAGTTTCCGTCGTCATAATTGAAAATTACCGACGTTCCGGCTGGTACGGTGCCGCCATTTTCTGAAACCGTGAACAGAACATCAATTTCCGCAAATGTTGCCTCAAGTCTTTCGAGACCGTGAAGCTTTAGGATTCCCTCCATCAAACCGTCTGGCAGACGATTAATTGCACCAATTGTGGTTGATCCAACGTACGAAAAAGCCTGCATCAAAGCGTCTTCCAGCGTTCCCGCTCGCAGGTTTAGTTCTGGGAGGCTGTTTCGGCCGTATTCGACGGCTTCTTCATAAACTTCTTGCGGACTTTTATCGTCAAGCGTCAAGTCTATGTATCGTGAAAAATCTACCGAACCCATGATTACCCGCTTACCCTAATTGAAACACCAACCCGACCTTTGTTGTCGACGTCTTTCAGTTCAAAATTTTCAATAATGATTTCTGGCCAGAACTGCGTCAACACTGCGCGCGCCTCCAAAATGTTACTAGGTTCAAACGTCGGATCGGTTATACCGAAGGTTGGCTCAAGGGGAAGTTCGCCGCGATGTGTATAAACCGCGAACGACACAACCTGAGCCTTGCTTTCAAGTGACCCGTCTGTATGGGACGCAACAGATCCATTGACAATCCGAAACGGAATTTTGAAAGTTGCCATATACCTATTTTGCCATTTCTTTTACGAGCGCCGTTGACGATCAGGCCGGTGGCGGGTGCGCCACGTGGGAGTTGTACCTGTTCGTCAAGGCGGTTAGGGCTGTTTGGAGGCTGTTGATTTGAGTTTGAAGAATGGTCACCTTTTCGTCAACGTATTGCTTGGTCGTCGCATCGGTTGCGACCACCGGGGTGCCCGTATTTTGAAGAATGTTTGTTGCAATAATTTTACCCAAAATAACTACGTCGTCGTTTCTGTTTTCCAAAAAAGTGCAAAGCACCGCACTGCCAACCGTGGGGTACAATCCAACGACTTTGCACGGGCCAAAATTGATGTTTGTGAGGCCGCCTGTGAGGCTGGGTATGGATACGTACACGCCCCCAGACGTCCTTGTTACCTTCCCAATAAACACCCCGGTTGGACGACCAGGCGCAGAAGATCCCTTTTGGGGGTTGAGTTTTAAGCCTTGACCGTGATTGATTTCTGTCATTGCTGTGAATCCTTAAATCTTGCAAAACTTCTAGTCCCCGGCCTGATACCGACCAACGGTTTATTTTTTTTGTCTTTTTCTGTTCTTTGGGGACTCTTGAAACTTACCTCCACCGGAGTGTTTTCGCCCTCGTTGAACGAAACAGAATTGACCAAATAAAGACCGGAAAAAAATGTCGGGAATGGCCCGACCAATACGGTATGACCAGGGCGCAACAAGCACCCATTGGGTCTGGCAATCGAACATGAGCCGTCCGCTTCAAAAACGTCGTTATCTGACTGCCTGAAAGACGGGTTTTCTATGAGCCGAAACCTGTCTATGCAATCCGGAATATCAGATTTTTGAACTTTTAGGTCGGCGATCATATATGGCGGCACGTAGCACAACGGAATAAAATTTTTTGCATTCGGCTTGTAGCCAATTCCTGTAAATGGTTGTCCGTCGCTCGGGTCAGTGCCGAATGAATACGCACCGAATACGCCCATGAGGTGTTTTTCTGACGCATATATTAATGTTCCGTCCATTTCAAAACAAACAAAGTTTGCATCACCGGCGGTTCTTGTCAGCACATCCCATAGTGAGTCGTCGTTATCTTTTGTTTGAGCTTGCACAATGGTTTGTGGTTTATTGGTTTTTTGTTCCCCGTAGAATGAAAGGCCAAAAGCAGCAGCAGATTTTTTTGCCAGCTCATACCCGTTTGGGGCTTGCAAATTTTTTGCGGTCTTTTCTCGTTTCATTCTTTGCACGGCTCGGCTCCGGAGTTTTACGTTCAAAACCGGGATGCCCGATTCGCTTTCGACCTCAATTACTGCAACTTCGTATTCTCGACCGCGATACTTTATGACCCGGCGAGTTACGAAATAATTCGACTCCATTAGAGAAAAGTCGTTGTCGACAAGTTTAAGGGAAACCTCTGTGGTCGCCCCAATGTCGTAACTTACAGAGATGGACGTCAGGCGTTCCGCAATTGAGATGGCCGCCTCAGACGTCGGGGGTATTTCCGGAATGGATATGAGCTCGCCCAATCTTTTGGGTTGGACTATCGTCGCTTTGGCTAATTTACCGGCCGGGTCCAAACCAGACTGATAAGCCTGGAATGGAAAAGGTAAAAAATCAACAGTCGACAACCCCTCCTCGTTTACGCCTGCACGCTCTGCGGCTAGGATGGTTTTTTGAACGTATCCGCTTGCCTCCGACAATTTTATTAGATATTTTGTCGCGGTTTTTACGTCGGCGAAAAAACCCAAATGTGACCCGGTTTGCTGGAACAAAACCTCTGCTTGTGCATTGGTCAACTGTTTTCCGTCGGTGTTCAATGTTGGAATTCCAACTTGAACTGTCCGAACGCGATCACCGATGGTCACCTTTCTTGCTATGGAAATAGATTTAAGGGTTTCTAGTTGCTTGGGTTTCTCCGGATTCGGCACACGTAGAAGCAGGTTGATGTTTCCATACAAAAAAATATCCGCTTCTTTTACCTTCGCCGCCTCAGCGGTCGGATAATACGGGAGTGGTGAATTGCTAGCCATTTAGATCACCCCCCAGTTTCTTGAGGATTCTGCTTCAAGCCGGAGACAGTGCCTATGCTATAGGCAGACAATCTTGGGAAGGTGTCTTGGGGTGTCGTCACTATTTTGCTTGCAACTTTGTCTGTCGGCACACCATAAGAAATCGGTCGTAGAAAAACAAATTTTGTGCTAAGTGGCGCAAACTCAACAAAACTCAAACTTGCACTTATTCTCGTGCTTGGCCCGTTTATCTTCATTCGTTCCTGATTGAAGGTGAGATCCTCGATGTACCAGTTTGTCGAAGATATGGATGGGGGCATATCGATGAAACGAACCGGAATCGCGTCATCGGCCATCTCTTGCAACAGCTTAAAATCCGAGTCAATCGGCTTTGAAATTCCGTCCGAAAGGATCGTCAGCGGTGCATCAAAACTAAAACGACGCAATTTTCCGGATTTTACATCCATAATCGGGATGTCATACGGACGCTCGACCTCGTTCATCTCCGGACCGTAGCCCTCGTGTTGGATCGGGAGCGGCCTGAAAGGAAACTGAAAAGATTTATTGGCGCCGGCAATCTGGGTAATGGTCGGCGGATTGCCCTCCGTTTTGGCAGCCGTACCCGCCCGCCAATTCGTCAGCGTCACGTTCACGTTCAAAGTGATGATTGTTCTGCCAGTCGTTGCCAAATTTGACATTGCTTACGTCCTCTCTCGTATGTCGCGCATGGCTTTTTCCTGGGCACGAATTGTTTTGGCCACCAGCTGGTCGACGTTCATTCCCGGCGATGGGTATACGTTTACGTTTACCACGGGAGCCATCGGTGTTGTTCCGCCCATGGATTCCGCTTTTGTCGAATACGTATCCCCCGTCTTGGGCACCACATGCAAGTGGCGATTGGCATTCACTCCGTGGAATTCTGCAAAGCCACCCCCGCTGCGAACCATTTTTGCGTACTGACCAAGATTTTGACCGGTCAGGTCGTATGCCGCCCCCGACGCGTGATCCGAGCTTGGCGAACCGAGATTGAAAGTTCTGTACGAGCTCGTGATTGTTCGCTTGCCGGTCAGTCTGCCATCCATTGCGGCATGCGCACCCAAAGTCGACCGCAGTCTCCTTGAAACCGATGTGTCGCCGAATTGTTTTGCTCGCGGGGTTTTGGTGTCATCACCAGGAAGCAACGTAAACGTTCCCCCACTATCAGACTTCGCTTTCAAACCTCTGGTCCACCAATCCGGAACGTCATTATCCCACCAACTCGGTTTCTCGTTGAGTCCATTGGCTACTGCCGCCGTGAGCTGCTTTTGAGTTTCTTTCTCTAGTGAAAGCTTTGCGAAAAGTTCTGTTGTGTCTCGTTTCGTGAAAGAACCTCCGGCAAATATGCTTCCCGGCTCGAAACCAAGGGCTCTCTCGATCGCGTTCGCCGCTTCGGCAGGACTCTTGTTAGCAAGATTGCCGTATTTCAAAAAGTTTTGCATCTTGTCTATTCTTCCCTGGTCTCCGCTCCTGAGAACCGTCGCAATCGCCCCCTCTACGTTTTTCATTGCCTGAGGGCCGCCCAAAATCTCTTCCTGGCTCAACATTCCACCGATTTGCGTGGCGCCGATTCCTGCCGCATCAGCTATGGCAGGAGTCAAAAACTCCTTGTTGATTGCGTCTTCCATTTCTTTTCGTTTATCTGTGGGCATATTTTTTGCGCCCCCCAGTGGGCCTTTCGGGCCAAAGACATAATTGTCGCTCGATGGATCGAACATTTCGAACAGTGAGCCAAGAACTTTTGCTTGATTGTTCGGATATTTTGTTTGCAGGAACGTCACCATCTGACCGATCACGCTCCGGGCGGTGTCCATGTTCGGAGCACTGTTAAAAGCGTTTTGTGCCGAGTCGACAGCTTCTTCTAGCTCGGAATTCGTCTTGAAGTTTTCGAGCCTGTCCAAATTCTTGAGGACCACATCCTTGATCGCATTGTCAAGTTCTTTCGCCGTCAGTTTCATCGCTTTACCCAACGCGGTAATTTGTTCCTCGAGCGTTTTGGTTTCGTCGTAAAGGTCAACGCCCATCTTTGAGGCAAGTGCCATGATTTCTTCTTCGGTCATGCCGGTCGCCTGTGTTAGCCCGTCCATGGTCTTATCGAAACGGCCCATCACTTTCGTCGTGACCTTGAGTTGAAGCGCTGCGTCTTTATTTAATTTGTCGAAAAGGTCTTGTCGTGCATTCGGGTCTGCGAAGGCTCGATCCCTTTCCTCCACCGAAATGAGACCGTCCGTCACGAGTTTGTCGAGATACTTGCCTTGAGCGTCGGAGCCCGCACCTTTCATCTTTTTCATTTTTTTGACATTGGCTTCCGCCGCATCTATTGCGGCTTTCGAACTCCCCTCAACCATCGCCGCAGCGATCGGAACCAACATTGCTCCAGACATTCTTTTCTGGACGTCGTCGCGCATCTTCTTTTTGTTTTGGTCTGACTTCCACCAGCCAACAAGCCCACCCACGCCGGCGCCAATTATTCCTCCGAGGGCAGTTCCGATTCCGGGTATGAAACTTCCGATAAGGGCGCCTGTTGCTGCTCCGCCGACCATACCGGACATGACGCCACCCTTGGTTGTCTGCGATGACATTGCGGTTCCGATTCCCGCAACTCCGATACCGGCCAGTGGGGACATCATCATCAGACCAGCTCCCGCCTGCAGTGCGCCTTGTGCTTCTTCGGTGCCGTATTTATTCGCCAAATACGATCCACCCAAGCTCAATGCCATGTTCCCCAGTCCCATGTTTGCTTTTAGTGCAGACTTGACTGCTGCGCCCCTCTTGGCTTTGAAGGCGTTGGGATCTCCACCCTTTTCCACGAATGCTTCTTGCTGTGCCTGGATGGCTGCTCGATATCCCCCACTCATCAAACTGCCACCGGTGAGAGCCAAAGCAGTTTTTTTCAATCCGGCTCCTACGACCGCCGAACGATTCTTGCCGGCAGCTTTCATCGCTCTGTAGTACTGGCTTATGGACCCTTTGGCTGTTAGCGCGTTGCCTCGGAAGTTAGGGAACAAATTTGCTATACCCGATCTGAATCCCCCCATACCTCCCGTCAAGGCGGCTCCGGCTCCAGGCGCGACAGTCCCCGCGGGTAAAACCATAGGCTGCGGAACCATCACTGGCGTGCTTGGTGCCGTCAAGACCGGCATGAACGGATTTCTAACAGGGGTACCGGTACCAGGGAAGGGTTTTGCCGTGTTGGGAACAAAGCCTGGAAGATGGTGAAACGGGCCGGAAGTCTCCATTTGTGCTTGCCGTCTTTGCAT